GCTTCAATATTAAGTTGTGTAGTTCCATCTATTATATGTAGGTTGCTATCCATGCTAGTAGCACCTATACCTACGTTGCCTGAACTGTCTATTCTCATTTTCTCAGATGAACCATTTGTGTTAGTAAATGTAAAAGAACCTGTTGATGACGTATTTCTAAATTCTGCATTACCGCCAGATGAAGGTGCTAATGTGATTGGTACGTTTGCCTCATTACCCAGACCTACGTGAAAAATTGATAAAGGATTTGTAGTTCCTATACCAACGTTGCCACCATACGGGTTTAATGCTAGTTCATCGGTTGTGCCATTTGACCTACCTGACTGTATTGCATTTGTATCTGTCGTTGCATTAGCATAGCCCATATATAGACCATATTCGTTAGCATGGTTAACTACAGACCTAAATGTAGAATTAGATATAAAGTTGCTAAATGTAGATTGTGTCGTTGTGCTACCACCTTTAACATGAAGCGGTGAACTTGGCGAAGTAGTTCCTATGCCTACGTTATAACCGAAATTAGCAACACCTGTACCAGCTATTGATAAAGCTGCTGTATTAGAAGTTGAAATATT